GGCCGACATGGTTCTTGACGGGATCGCGGTCGGCCTCGGGGATGTCTACTCCGCCCCGGGATCCCTGGATGACGGCAGCGCAGGCGAACACGCCACGGGGAATGGCGGTTAAGGTGCCGTCGACGATGTCCGCGAAGGCGAGTTTGTACCCGCCGAAGCCATCGGCGTTCCCGGGGTCGTACCAGAAGAATGACTTCCGGTATTTCGGCCAGTCCATCTTCTCTTTGTCGCCGCTGCCGTCGCTGGATGCCCAGGCGCGGACGCGCTTGTCGGCGGCAGTGGCGTCCCAAGCGCGCTTCCGGTCCTTGTGGATCGGCAGGTCGGCGAACGCCGTTGTGCCCTTGAGTTCCTCTGGCATGTCAGTCTCCTGTCTCAGTCTCTTCGCCTGCTAGGCCCTCGACGGTGTGCGATTCCGCGCAACGGCACTGAATCGATTCCTCTGGGGGCCCCATCGGGTCACAGGGGAACATGCACCCATTTGAGTAAGGCTCATCCAGCGCCACTATCTCGCCGCCCACGCCCTCGGGCTCTGGCAGATGCGAATCGCGTGTCCGGTCATCGTCGGAGCTGATCCATTCCTTGCTGATCTCGGCCCCGGTCTCGTCGGCTATCTGCCGCGCCCCCTCCTGGTGCCCGAAGTTGGAGGCCCCCCCGGCTTCGGTGCGCGCAATGACGAAGGATCGACTCTGGTCAAGCGGCGAATCCCCCTCGCCCGCCCAGTCATCATAGGCATCCCGGATGCGGCCAGCGATCTGGGGCGTAGTCTCCTCGGCGGCCAGACCCTCGCCTATGGCCTGGGATAGACGAGTGATCGTGGTGTCGGTCATCTCCGTGATTTTGCGGCCCGTGGTGGTGCGCACGAAGTTGTCGACGGCTGTGCTCGTACCATTGAGCGTCCAGGCTCGCGCCGCCTTGGCGAAGGCCGGGCCCCGACTGCCCTTCGCCTTCGCCGCCACCTCTCGCAGCGTCCGACGCCCCTCGAGGGTGCCGAAGTGCACGATCATCGCCCTGTAGATGGGGCGCCATAACGCCGCCCATTGCGCCTGCCGGCCATGGATCGCCCTGAGCATGCCGGCCCGGCCATTGGCCTCGTACGCGGCGGCCACCTCTGCCCCTTCGGTCTGATACATGGCGGCCACCTGGTCAGCGACCTTCGCCTCCCATTTGGCGCGGTCCCGATCGAATGCGTGGCGGAACGCCGCCTTCTCCTCGGGCGTGGTGAGACTGGGGCGCCGGGCCTTGGTCCGGATAGGCCTCGCTTTGCCCCCACCATTGCCGTCCGCGGCCCCACCTGCGGCACCCCCGCCGAATGCGCCGGCTACAGGGCGTCCGCCAAATGGCAGATCACCGCCCGGCACCACGTCGAAGCCCAGTTCCATGCGCTGGTTGAGCTGGTTGAACGGCACGCCCATGTCCCACACCTCGCGCGCCGTTTTGGCCTTCTCCATCCAGATCTCTTGCATGGCTGGCACGCCCGATGCGTCGTAGCCAACCCTGAGCGTCTTCTTGGTCGCATCCCGCAGCCCCTCGGGATTCCAGTAGGGCGTAAACCGCAGATCCAGGCCCCCGGCAATGCCGTCGAGCAACGGGACGATGGTATCCTGCCAGAACATGCGCCGGCCCGTCGACATGTTGTTGTAGGTGGTTCGCTCCTGGCTGATCAGTACCACGGGGACACGGAACACCGCGCAGATTTCGGCGACGTTGAACTGCCTCGTCTTGAGGAAGTCCATCTCGACCGGGGACAAACTCATCGGCTGATAGGTCGCCTCCGAGTCCAGCACCCAGGGGGTGTGTGCGACATCCGCGCCCATATGCTGCTCGCGGATTTGCTTGCGCGCCGTCTCCCACTGCTCATCCGTCATTGGATGTTTGAAGCTGAACAGCCCATCGGTCACGGCGCGGTTCTGCAGGCTGACCTTGTTCCACCGCACCGCCTCCACGTCGGTATCGACCGTCTGGGCAGCGGCCTGCAGTGGTGCCAAGCCCCAGAATGGATTTGCTGGATCAACGAATTGGAGATGACATACCTCCTCGGGCGGCACGGGGATCTTCTTGCTCCCCATTCGATACTCGTAGGCCTCGAGTTCATAGCCATTGCCACTCGGCACTGGCTTCACCCGATCGACCGGCATGGGTTCTATCTCTACGGGAACCCCTTGCACCAGCACCAGGTGCCAGAGTGCATTGCCGCCGAGATAGAGATGGTAGATGGCGCGCTCGAACAGGTCCTGGCGGTTCATACGGGCATTTGGTTGGGCGAGCAGGTTGCTCAGGGGGTGGGCCAGATCTCGCTCCCACTTGCCTTCTCCCGTGCGTTGCTCGACGAACCATGGGACGGATGAGGCGGCGTCGGCGAGCTTGCCGACGCAGGCGTAGACCCAGGCCGACGCTTTCAACCCGCCGCGGATTGCCTGCTCCGTGCTCCACTCCGTCCATATGGGCCGCCCACTCTGCTGCGGGGTGAGCACCGGCAACTGGGTCTGCAGCGTGGACGCCTTGCGAACGGGGTTGACCGCGGGGATAACCGCGGCCCGGCCGAGGAGCATGTTGCCGAGGCGCTCGCGGAACGTCATCGCGCATCCACCCACGCGGGCAACAGGCCCATCTTCTCCGCCCGCTTCATGGCATCGGCTTCACCAAGGACAAGGCCTCCCAGCAATCGAAGCGCACTTTGCAGTGCGGCTTCCTGAGAAGTCTTCGGTGTGCTCCACAGCGCTTCGTTCAACGTCTGGGCCTGCGCCAAGGCGCGCGCCAGATGGATACCGTAGGCGCGGCCACCCGTAAGAGAGGCCGGATGAGTCGGCGTCGGCCTCGCGTTCCGCGACCCTGGCTTCCGGCCGGCGCGGTGATGTGGAGGCAATTCCTCGCGAAGTCGCCGACGTAGTTCTTTGAGCGTGAGCCCCTCCTGCTCCGCCATGTCGAGGAACCGGGTCCGATCCTCTCCCCGAAGCGCCATGAGCGCGTAGTGGTGACCCCAGAAGACACCCTCGCGTCGCTCTGCCACAGGCCATGAGTGGCATATCGACGAGAACATACGGAGCGTTTTGCCATGCATGCCGGTGATCTCCGAGGCGTCACGGATCACCTTGCGTTGATACTCTGAGTGGTGTTGGCCCGACGGGACCCGTCTTCCCAGTTTCCAGTTCACCCAGTCGCCGATGAGCCACTGGCGGGACCGTTCCGCGCGGCCCAGCCTCATCCCGACCGCGATCCAATCCTGATCGGTGCTGTCCTCGGTGAGTATCAGGTCGGCGATCTCGATGATGGTTGACACTCGGCCACTCTCCCCGAAATGCGAAAAGGCGAGCCCTCTCCGGTTGCCCGAAGGATAGGCTCGCCTCGATTTGTACGTGGGCGACTATTCGATTGTCTACTGCCCTACTGCCACACTACGCCGGGAAGTTACTGGCGTCAAGAGGGAGACGCACCGATCAAACGGTTCGCATCGAGGGCGCGGTTCTCATCACGCTCATGGCTCGCAGGACATGTTTGGTTCTCACGGACCGAGTGGCGGAGGGCCGCCATAATGCCGCAGAGCAAGGCCCGATACGGATATGCCCTGGTCGCTGGCTTCGCCCACAGTGAAGGAGATGACTACCTGGAGATTCGGCTCCTCGATTCGCACATGATTGCCCTTGGAAGATCGGAAGGTCAGTTCCCTGCCCTCCTGGTAAGTGCCGCTGACCTTATCCGCAACGCGTGGGTAGACCCGGCCCGTGCCGGTCGCGTCCTGGCCCAGATAGACGAGCTGCCAGAGTTTCCAGACCGAACCCTGGTTCTCGTACGAGCCGTAAAGGATCATGCCACCTGCCGCGCAATGGCCACCGGATCGGATCTCGACCCTATTGCCGTCGCCAAGGTCGATTACTGCGCTCGTCTGCGGCGACGCGGGTTCACCACTGGCGTCGCTCTTAGGCCGCAACGCCGCCCAGATAAACACCGTGCAGAATGCGATTACCGCGATCAGGCGTGCCTTGCCTAGCATCCTATGCCTCCCCTGCAATATCATGTCTCGCTCAGTCTCGAATCTGCCCGCCCCAGCTTGTACTTGAGCAGCCGCCGCTCCACTTCCACATCGCGCGGCTGGCCATCGTGAAATTGAATCTTCACAGCGATCTCGCCGTATCCGCCGAGGGCATCGGCCTCCCGCTCCAGCGCCCCCAGCAGTTCCGCCCAATGCTGGTCGCGGGGTTGTCTCATATCCGCTTCTCTCGTGATTGGCCGAGCTGGTGCAGAGTCGTCGTCGCGTTGGGGAGCATGCCGAAGGCCGTCCGCATGATACGCGTCGCCCAACGCCGGCTGTCGAGGAAGTCCCTTTCCTGCGGCGATAGTCCGACCTGTGTCCAATCAAAGTCGCGGGGCTGCCTCATGGCCGTGGCATGTCCGGGTCCGGCTGCAATGGTTCCTGGGGCACCAGTCGCAGCCGGTCCCGCCGCGCCTCGGAATACATCTCCCGGCATTCTGCGCTGTACGGGTCCGGGCACCGGACGTGACTGCCGTCGGCATGGCTGCCCAGGAAACAGAGCCCCGTCGTGCTGATGAACTCCGGGCAGATAGGCGGCTCCGGGGCGTCCGTTCCCTCTTCCGACTTGAGCAGTCGCAACTTCATCTCACCATCCCTCCCTCACCGGCCGCGGCGGCGGGAACTTCGGCGGGGGGTTGTGGCCGACGCCACCCTTCATGGAGCAGACGCCGAGTAGGAGCGTGATCGCAAGGGTCCCGCCGATGAGTGCCAGCGCCTCGATCATATCTGCCTGTTCCTTCCACGCAATTTCTCAAGGCACATGCCCAACAGGAACGCGATCACCACCTGTCCACCGACAAGCATGCACAACATCGCTGTGACCGTCATGTCAGCCCTTCGCGCACCTCTGCCGCCTTTCGTTTCGCTTTCCTACGCGCTCGGCACACGCGGCAAGAACATGGACCTGTCATCGTGCCTCGCAGTGCTCCTGTCTGAATGGGGACTGCCGGACCCATCGGTTTGCCCGCCCTGGCTACCGATGCCGCAAACGCATGCCACCGCGGAGCCGTCTCGCGCATGAGTCGATCGATTGCCTCGCTCAGTTGTATCCTCATATCACCATCCCTCCCGCGCTCATGCGCCTCATCTGGCACCGCCCCTCAGCGCTTCCCACCTGTCCTTTCGGATCAGCCAGAAGGGCCGGCGCATCACGAATTCCACACGATCACATTCCCGGAGAAAGTCCTGCCTCGAGCAATCGAAACCGAGTTGAGACCATCGATCTTCCGGGATGGCCAAGGCCTGCGCCCGCATCTCTGCGACGGGAATCTGAACGGTTTCGATGCGAGTCTTGTGCCTCACACCTGGAACTCCCACATCTCGGTAGTCGGCGCCGGCGCCGCATTCCTCACTGCGCAGCCTCGGCCGGCCGCCAATTGGAACCACCGTGCCGCTCTCGGGTCTCGACATAGCTCTTGACCACTGCGGCCACAGCCTCTGCCACCGTTGTGGCCCGGCAGGTGAGGGAATAGATCGCGTCCTCGTCGCAGTCCCAGGAGTTCTCACCCTTGCCGGGTATGGGGATGGGCTTTTGCAGATCGATGTCAGACCGGACCATCCTCCGCGTCAGGGGCCACCAAGGCCACCGCGGCCGCTTCCAGGTCGACTCGAAGAACCGCACGCGCGCCGGACACAACCCCTCCGGCGTCGGGATCTCCACGTGCCTGGTCTGTAGGTCCCGGCTGTCATAGTGCATCCGCCCCAACAGGAAATCCATCGGATCGAAGTGCCACCGACGCCAGCGCGGGGGCTGTTTCCAGTCCGGCATGTCGCCCCACTGATTCGTGCCCCATTGGCACCACAGACCGCCATCGTGCCAGGATAGTTGGTAACTACGGCTGCGCACCTGCCGCCATCGCGCCGGCTCGTAGTGAAACCAGACGGCGAACAGCCAGCAGGCCAATTCGAGGCCGAAGAGTTCGCCGTCGCCCCCGCCACTATCGAAGCCCACGTGGCAGAAGCGGGTGGGAATTGTCCACGCCATTGCGAACGTAGCCCAGGGCGTACGTAGCCAGCCCCGGCCGTCACGCCAGAGCGGCTTCGTCAGTCGTCCGAACCTGTCATCGCTCAGGTTCTGCGCATGCCAGCGCACGGCCGGCATCCCGTCCTCGGTCAGCCAACCCAACCGTCTGCACAGCCATCTCATGGGTCGCATCCTAGCTCCTCTCCTGACAGGGCCGCCACGAGGCATGCTTGGGCGCCCTGACTGGCGGTTGTGGCGGCCACTTCCCTGGGACGGAGAGTGGTGCCAGCCGGGAAAGGGCCGCCGCAGAAAGGCACACAGTGGCTCATGGCCGCTGCATGCGCTCGCGCAAACACCGCCACCGCCTTTGGCTCAGTGGTCGAAGGCTCACGAGTATCCTGTGCTCACCGATCTCCTGCCATTCCCAGCCACGGCAGATCCTCAGCAACCAATCTGAAAGACGCGCGATGATCCGTTTCATCCCGGACCGCCATTCCGACATGGCCAGCACTAAACCGTCCTCGCTGGGGGCATTTCCTCTCGGCCCTGCCCCATCCAGTCCTTGAGGGTGATGACGGCATCAGGCAGATGGTCCAGTTCCACGATGTCGAATCCGGATGTAGGCTGACCGCCCACAGCGGACAGTTCGGACTCTGTCTCTGCGATGATCACTCTCCCCTTCCAGGTTGCGGGACTCCCCGCTGGAGAGACTTCGCCCGAGGGCAATACCTGCGCGTCGCGCGTCGCTAATCGAAACAGTCGCATTTGCTCACCTCGATCGTCATATTCCCTCCTGCTGCGGCATCACGCCCTCGCGATCCTGAACACATGCCGCTCCGGCTCCGGCTCTTTCCAGAAGGCCATCACTACCGCGTCGCCGTCGTCTGTCGAGCGCCCGAGGCGGTTGGCCTTGCGGAGGTCCTCCTTGCTCTCCAGCAGGATCTTCCCGCCGCTGCTCTGCCGCCATCGCGGCGCAGTCAGATCACCCGTCAATAGATCGTCCGGAGGAAGAGCGATGCTGTGCCCCTGTGCCGGATCGAGCAGTTCCCGCAGATTCCACCACGACGCAGACCGCAGGTTGGCGAACTGCAGTTCCCGGCTCACATCGCGCCAGTCAGTACGATTGCCCGCATTGAAGGCCTGCACGTTCATCCGTTGCTCGCGTAACCTGTCCACCACACCCGCGCCGATTCCGACCACGTCCACGATGGCGTAGGCGGGCCGGTCCCTGATGGCCGCCACCACATCACCCGTCGTAGCCATCGTATCTTGCCTAGGCCGCCGCCGCAACTCGCGGATCGCGTCGCCGCAGCGGATTGCCAGCACGATTCGATCCCTGCCCTCGCCGGCCACATCCACGCCCACGCAGGTCATATCACCCCAATCACCCAGCGCCTCCAACAGCGTCCATCGCTCATTCGCCGCCTCGACCCATGCCAATGGAATGATGCCATCCGCTTCCGACGCGGCGAACTCACCCATGACTCGGTTCTGGTAGACCGCCGACTTGTCGCCCCACTGCGCGAGGCGCTGTTCCGCCCATCCCGCATCCATACGGCCGGCCTGCAGGCACTCATCCCGCGTGACATGCCGCACCCACCAGTCCTCGGTGCCCGCCTTCCGCGACTGGATCTCGTAGAACCGGCCCTGCGGTTCACTGGGCGTAGAGATCGCCAGGGCGAGACAGTCGCCTGATGCCAGGGCGCCCTCCGCCGCATCCCATGTCGGGGCCGGGATCGCTTTGGCTTCATCGAACACGTAAAGGAGATGATCGGCGTGGGCGCCTTCGATCAAGTCCGGCTTGTCCGAGGCCGCGCAGAAGGCCTCGCCACGTCGCAGTTTGAGCATCAACTGGAGCAACTCGGTGCGTTGATCGAAAGGCCCCCTGCCGAGGTTCTCCCACTGCAACCGCGCCGACCACTTGTGGATCTCCGGCATGAGGTAGTGGGAAAGCTGTCGCCAAGCGCTGGCGGTCATCACCGCTTTCCAATCGCCATCCATGCGCTCGCGCGAGAGCGCGAACCACAGCACGATCCATGCTGCCAGGGCCGTCTTGCCGGCCGAGTGCGGGGAGCGTAGGCACATGCGGCGCCGCCGCGGGAATTCGCGCAGCACCTCACGCTGATACGGTGTCGGGCCCTGACCAGCAGGCCAGGTCACGGCCTGCTCCACGAATGCCAGGGGGTCTATGAGACATCCTGACGGTGTACCTTCCATGGCCGTGCGTGCGGCCTGACCCCGCTCCGCCGCCTCCAACGAAGACAGCAATTCAACCCCCAAGCGCGTCAGTGGACCGTCTGAGATTCTGTTCGATCTCAATGAGTCTCGCACCAAGGTCAGCCCATTTCTCTTCCGCTACAAACTCCTTCAGGGTGGCCAGCAGCAGTGGCAGCACCGTGCCCATGTCGCCCCGCAGCTTCTCGGCCTTGATCAAGTCCCGAATGTGCTTGATCTCCATCTCCTGGCCGTCGGTGAGAGCGCGGAGAGCGATAGGAACCAGGGGGATGATGCCGGCCCATTCCAGTTCCCGGACCTTGCCGCTGCGCATCAACTCGAGTAGGCGGGTGAATACCTGCAGGCCGGCCTCCTGAACGCCCTTGTGCCCCTCCATCTGGCGCTTCCGCCAGCGAGCAAGTTCCGCCCGTTCATCTTCCTCTTGGCGCAGTCGTTCCTGGTAATTGCGCTCTGCCGCCAGCAGTTCCCGGTAGGCATCGAAAGCGTCACAACGAGCCTCCCAATGCCAGACCTTGGCCCATCGCCCTTGCCAGTGGGAAACGAAACCATAGACATAGCGATCGGGATCAGGATGCTGGCGATATCGCTGCTGCGAGTGGGTTTGCCTTATCCGGCCTTTCTTGGCCGACGAGGTGTCGCCGAGATCCATCTCCAGGTAGGCCCGAATAGCATTCGCATAGGTGCGCATGGGCCCCAGATCGCGGTACAACTCGAAGGCGGCATATTGGTGTCGCGGCTCGCCCGGCTGCCGCTTCCAGAATTCCCGGGGCTGGGGCTCCGCCGCCTCCATCTCA